GCTCCTGTTGTACTTCAGGAGTGGTAACTTTGAGCCTGTTTCTGCGTTCTTCGACCCATTCTTCAACATATGGCCCAGGACATGTAGCCTTGTTTTTTCTTGCACCCCATTGCTTAGCTTCGGCATGAAAACTTAGACCATCAGGCAAATTAAGTTCGTGACGATCAACAAGCCAGTCAGTCAAGGCTTCCGCCATCTTAAACTGTTCATCAGATGGCTGCCCAGTTTTTCCAGGGTGTAAATTTCCCTGCCACACAACGCCGACACCTTCATCATTGCAACGCTGACCGGTGTGCCACGCTCTTTCATCATCCTGAGCTAGTCTGTAGATAATCATGTTGCCATCATCATCATACTCGGGCTTATAGGACAACCAATAATGATATGGTCTGGCACCAAAGTTTCTTTTTTGAATAACGTAACGTATTGAATTTCTAGCTCCCTCGAAGCCATCAGCACCATAAGCTCCAGAGTTGTGAAAGAAAACTCTTACGATTTTAATTCCAATTGGTCTGCGGTTTGAACGTGGGTTTGTTGGCTTTGGTAAGATGTCACTGACATCATAAATTGCAATTTTTCCTGGCAAAACAACTTCAAGTCTTGCTTCTTTTGGTAAAGTCATGTTTCCTCCTGATGTAAGTAGAACTATATACCAAGCTGCTTCTTTATGTCCGCTTCAATGGCTTGAGCCGTCTTCCGACAAAGAACTTCATTCTCGCCATTCACTATTGCAATCCTATAAGTGTTCAAGTCATTATCTGCAAATGAAGAAAGTGGTTTGTTTTCTGCAATTGTATAGTGAACCTTGACTTCATCAGTTGAATCAAAATTCAAATGCAAAGTTTTATCAGGCGAACATTGATCTTTGGCAACCCGTACTACAAAACTATATCCGGGGATGTTTTCGCTGGATTTATTCCATGCCTTTTCGTCATACAATTTAATCATTGATGGTATGAAGTCATCACCATAAAAATCAACAAACTGTGTGGAGCATCTTAGATGAACTTCAATGATTTTTGCTCCTATCGATTCTACATTGACAATACCGGTAAAATCATTCAAATGCTCTTGAATCCATTTGATTTCATTCTGGTGCAACCCTTTAGAAAAATACCAATGAGTAAAGCTACCATTTTTGTCTTTTTGGCCTGACATGGAATACGACCAAACCACCTCACCATCCAGTAACGCATAGTCAGTAGACGTGTGTCGCCCGTAAAATACTGGCATCCATAGATGCCCTGCTGTATATTCCCACTCATGACTAAACCAAACAACTTTCGCTCCAATGCTCATACCAAAGAGATTATAGATCGGCTTGCTAAAAATAGGAAAATTGTTTGGCGTTATTCCATGAGGAAACGCTTCGTACCCCAGTTTTTGGTAAAGTTCAAGTTTATTGTATACCCAGCGATATTTTAAAAAAGTTTGATAAGCAGCAACATCGCCAGTTGGTATCAACGACTTAGGCGAATAATTTTCAAAAGATTTAGTAAAGTAGATGTCATCGTGAAGAAACATAATGTGGCAGCATTAAGTATCAAATACTTGTCCAACCCTTATATTCTTCTTGCTTTCCTCTGGCTACTCTGCTCATTACTTGAGGAATAAGTTTAATTGAAGACTTCGCACAAAACTCTTGCATATTTGTGATAATAACTACTTCACCCTCTGGATTGCGAAGCTTATATGTCTTCTGTTTTAATTTTCGTAATCTATCTGAAGCTCGTTTTTTTCGTGCTTCATCTTTTGCCCAAGAACGCTTTCGACCTTCAATTACCTTTTCTCGGTACTCAGGATCTTGCCAAAGCTTCTTATTGAGCTTAGATACAGATTTAGAAATCTTCTTACGTGTTTCCTTTGAAACCTCTTTGCCTTGAGCAGCTTTAGACAGCTTTTTACGGTACTCAGGCTTCTGTGTAAAATTTCGGATGGCCTCAACATGTTTCTCTCGGTACTCAGCGTCTTGCCAAAGCTCTTTCGTCTTCTTCGATTGAAACTCACTTTGAAACTTACGATATTCGGGGTCTTTCCACCTTTTTTTCATTGAAATTGACATCTTCTTTCGAGTTTCTTTTGGAGTTTTTGAACGACACGAACGTCCGTTTCGGTTTGTTTNTTTGTCTATGTTATAGCACTTTTGCTGACTGTCATAGTGTTTATTGATTAGTTGTTGTTCAACTAGAAGTCTTGCTTTTTGTTCGCCCAATACAACTTTAACAACATGAAATTCAAATGAAGACTCACCACATTTATTAAAATCATGTTGTAGAAACCGATTGGAATGTCGATTTTCCTGCAAAGCTTTTAGATGTTCGGTAGAACGTTGCTTGAATACTTTACAGGAACCAATGTAAATGCGACCATTGGATATGTTGATTATTTTGTAGACGCCTGATTTGTTTGAATGTCCGTTGTATACTCTTTTCATACTTTATATTTAGTATGAGAGGTAATATTTGTATATTCACAACGGCCACGGTTTATTAGTCAATTGTTGAAACTGATTCTTGCTTATATTTCTTAGGCGTAGTTTATCAATTACGCTATCAACTGTTGCGCCTGGTCTATTTAACTCTTGCTGAAACTTTTTGGAACTAACAACAGCATCAACTACTGCTTTCATTTGTTGTGGAGTTCCACGGACCTTTATGGGCAGTTTTTGTTTTCTACCAGCCTTACCTGAAATGAACGCCGCAGCACCAGCGAAAAAAATCTTACCAGCCCAGCTAAGTTTAAATTCTTTAATTGGCTGTTCATTTTCTTCGCCTTTTACTTTAATTGGCGCTTCAACAAGCATTTCTTTTTTGTTGGCGTCAGACATATTTGGTCCTTCTAAAAAATCTATTCTTGTGTAATTATCACCAGTCCGAACGAAACGCTAAATTATGGGTATTGAAGAGACAAAACAGTTGAATGAGTTGTTGGAAACTCAAAAAAAGCTGTACAATGAGCAGAATGCTGCTATCAAAAGTCAATTAAGCATGATGCAGCAAATGGTTAGCGTTTTGCGCTCTTTAGATTTGGAAAGAGTTGGAAGAAATATCGAAGGTCTTAATTCTGCTGTCAACAGTGCTGCTGAGTCAGTTGAAAAACTCGGACAAGGTCAGCAAACAATGCAACAAATTAATAGAGTTGCAGAAGAAATGGATGATAGTCTTGAAAGGTTGGCAGCAGGAGCTGAAAATTTCGGACAAAAATTATTAAAACTTGCCCCGGTAGTAGCTACCCTTGAGGGATTAGGTGCTGGACTTACCTTTTCCATGAATGTCATGGGAGGGTTAATAACTGTTGGCCAAAGTTTGGTCGGCACTATGTTTAATTTAGCGGCATCGATTATATCTGTGCCGTTTAAGATGCTCAATGGCCTGATGGAAATGGCTGCTCAAGGAGGAGGGTCGGAACTTCGTCAAGCTATCGAAGATGTACGTCAAGAATTCGGTGATTTATATCAAAACGAAGCTAAGGGCGTCATGCAGTCATGGAGGCAGCTTGATCATTTTGGCGGACAATTAGCTGAAACTGGTCTTTCTATTTGGCGTACCATGGGCAACATGGCTGAATCGCTTAAGCGTGTTCATGAGATGGCTACGCAGCTTGGACCTATATTTTCTAGTGTAACGAACGAATTTATGGGTCCAAAAGCTGTTGAGCGACTGCATGCTTATCAGAAAGGTTTGGGACTAACAGAAGAAGGCTTCCGGGCGATGGGCGAAGAAGCCGTAAGGCGTGGTGTATCTGTTCAAGAAATGGGCAGGGAAATAACCTCTATTGCATTTGCCATGGGTGAATCCTTTGGTATTAACGGCAAACTGATTGGCCGTGAGATTGGAAACATGATTGACGACTTTGAACACTTTGGCAATATTGGTGTTCAAGAGTTGGCTCAAGTTGCTGTATACGCTCGTAAGTTGGGTGTAGAAGTTGAAAAACTTACTGGTGTGCTTGATCAGTTTGCAGATTTTGATAAGGCAGCTGAGTCTGTAGCACAACTTTCTCAGGCATTTGGCATTCAACTTGATACTCTAAAAATGGTTCAAGAACAGGATCCAGCAGCGAACATTGAACGTTTGAGAAAAGCATTCTTTGCAGCTGGTCGTTCTGTTGAACAAATGACAAGACAGGAGCGTGCTTTGTTGGCGACGCACACTGGCCTTGATCAAAAGACTCTTTCTCTGGTTTTCTCAGCCGAAAAACAAGGAATGACCTATGAAGACATTCAAAAGGGTGGAGAGGATGCTCAAAAACAACAGCTTTCTCAAGCTGAAGCTATGGAAAAGCTGTCCAATTCTATCGAACGGCTAGTGAAGTCGGGACAAGCGATGAAGGGAGGCTTTTTTGATATCTTCCTCCAGGGATTTATGAGGGGAATCAAGTGGACCAGAGAATTCTGGGGACTCATGTGGAATCTTCGTAGGGCTATGAGAGAAACCAGATGGGCTGGCGTGCGTGTTGGTCAGATGTTCGTTGAATACTTCCCAGGGGTAAGAGATATCCTAAAGGGTATTGCTGAGTTGTTTGATCCAAGAAGATTTAGAAAAATGCTTGATGGAGTTACCAGTGCATTTAGAACTTTCTTCAAGGCAATGTCTAGTGACCCAAGAACCGCATTACCTGAATTGCTTAACAAACTAAAAGAAAGTTTCTTTAACTGGTTTAATACCAGTGAACCAGCCGGGCGTCAGATTTTAGAAGGGTTTAAATCATTTTTTAAAGCTGTGGGCCAAATTTTTGCTGGGTTGCTTAGGGAGGCAATGAAGGGTGCCACAAAAGCATTTAGATTCATGATTGACTTCATTAAAAACCCTAGTCAAGTTATTGGAGGAGTTACTCAAGCAACCGATGGGTTTTTAGGCTTTTTGATGGAAGTGCTTGAGCCTGCCTGGGAAGCATTGAGAGACGAATGGCCAGCACTTAAAGAAGCATTCCTTGAATTAATGAAAACAGCATGGCAAAAGATCAAGCCGCCTTTAATAGATTTTCTAAAAGAAAATATGATTTACATATTAGGCGTTGCATTCGGGCCTGCAATTATTACTGGAGGGTTGCGTGGACTATCTACTGTACTACTTGCTGGATTGGTAAAAGCGACTGGTAAAGCAACAGCATCATTTGTGCAAAGAGGTCCAAGTCTCGTTAGGTCTGCATTTCAAAAATTAGCAAGAAGAGCACCTGCTGGAGATGTAGCAGCTGGTGGTCGATCCGCAGCAGCTCTTACCGGTGCAACAAAAGCAGCAGGAGATGCTGCGAATGCAGCACGCCAAACAAGGGTTAGTATGGGCGATGTAGGCAAGATGGCCTTAATAGCTCTTGTAATTACTGCTGGCTTAATTGCGATTGGCGTAGCCATGGTCGAACTGGCCGATACGATACAAGAAAGAGGCATTACAACTGAGAACATAAGAAACGCTGCTGTGGTTATGATTGCAACTGGTGCAATCATGCTTGAATTGGCCGGCACCATAGCAATACTGGCTGCTGTCGGTCAAGCAATTCAATCGCAAGTTCAAGGTGTATTAATTGGTGTTGCGGCAGTTGGGGTAGTGGGTGCTGCCATGGCTTTT